ACGCGATCGAAAGCCGTATGGCTCTCCATCTGATGGACGGTGTCATCGATTGGAACAAGGTGGTCTATGCATTTCAAAAGACATTTGCTTGGACTCTCCATTACTTCAAGACATCGGAGGTGCTGGATTGGTGTTGGTATTATCCGTATCCGGAGGCGCCACTGTTGGCGGCCCTGGTGGAGACTGCACGGCAGACAACGTTTGAATGGGAACATCCTTCGCCACCGTTTGGGATTGCCGAGCAGCTCGACTTTATCTTGCCCAGACGTGGCAAGTTCCCTGACGAATTCTACGAAGAGGGTGTAGATTCTCGTCATCCGTGGATGAAGTGCTACTCGTGGGAGACCGATCCGTACATCTCCTTGCCTTGGAACCCTTGCTTCAAACCCACAACTATCTCCGAACTTGAAATCGCCCGCCGATAAATCCCATCCTAGGTGCATCTCGGGTATCTAATCGGACGGATACAGTAGCCTCCTCCGTCCCACCGGCAAAGGCCTGCTGTGGAAGAACGGTGGTGTTTTCGGGGATATCAAGTTCAAAGTTATTGTCGTGGCGCAAAATATATTCATTCTCAATCTTGGACATCTCGGCAATCTTCCTCATCGATGTAATGCCAGATGAATCCTGCATTGTTCTCCAAAAACGACGGATGTGGTTGATGTAGGCTAACCGATATTCTCTTGCTGTTCGGGTTTTTACATTTGCACGAAGCTGCTCGAAGCACGTAGCAACCGTTAGATGCACGGGTTTATTCAAGCGCCGATTCACGGAGTTATGAACTCGAAATGTAAAAAGCAAAAACTCTGCGCGAGAGCTGAGCATCTGCGCGTATTGTCTGCGATACGATCCGAGAGCTGTACCAAAATGCTCACGACAGCTCGGACAGGTGATGGTTGATTGAAACATATCGAGCCAGGTCTGCATGAGAGCAGATTCGGCTGGAAGTGGTTTATCTGGATAACAAGATGCGACCGAATGCAAGGTCATCCAACCAAGGGGTCCCCAAATGGACGTCATTACTTTACTTGACGACAATCATTCCTGCTTCCATACCGCCTTCAAGGAGTTCGCGTGCAATGTGAGGGGGCGTCTTTGGATTCACGGTGATGTTGGACTTCTTCAGGGCAGCACGGACCCCCGCTTCGCTCATCTTGTCAACCGACTGCTTAATCGTCTTTCGGCGATGGTCGGCACCCTTCTTTGTCAAGATCTTCAAGGTAGAGCGCCGCGACGGGGGAGGCTTGGCAGGATCCTTGACTGGCGTAAATTCAGATCCCCCTCGGGTGCGTGACCTCGTTCCCTTCATCGCTCCACGGGGATATGTCCGCATCGACTTGCGATGGGTCGGCTTGGCTTCTGGCTCGGCGTGGTCTACTTTTTGAATCTTGATGCCAGACATCGCTTATTCAAAACGAATAACTTTATTTACACGGAAGACACCACCAACAGTTACCATGACGTCGCTCCCTTCAGTCGCTCCTCCTCCCACCTCCACCACCATCAACGAATGGGATGCAGTGCGCGCCTTCTTTAGCAACGGTGTTCGGAGGATGGTGGATCACCAGGTTGATTCGTATGAGGACTTCATTCGCCACAAGATTCCCCTGATTATTCAGTCGACTCCTCCCATCACGGTCTGGCACGAGCAGGATGAGATGATCAAGAAGTACAAGTATGAGTTCAAGCTGTATTTTGAGAATATTAGCTATATCAAGCCCCGTATCCAGGAGGCGACNGGTCGTGTGAAGCCGATGCTTCCGATGGAGGCGCGTATCCGTAACTTCACCTACGCCGCACAAATGTATGTGGACATTCGATTTGTTGCCCGCACGTACAAGGGTCCGATGCTGGACACCTACGATGAGGAGTCGCACGTGTTTGAGGGGATCAGCCTGGGCAAGCTACCCGTGATGCTTGGATCTTCGCTGTGTCTACTGAAGGACTACCCGATGAGCCTGGCAGAGTATGGTGAGTGTGCCCACGATCCCCTGGGGTACTTCATCATCCACGGGTCGGAGCGCACGATCCTGTGTCAGGAGAAGGTTGCCGACAATCGCATCATGATCTTCCAGAATAAGAAGTCAGCGTCCAAGCACACCCACTCGGTGGAGATCAAGTCTTTGCACGAGTCGTTTACGATGCCCCCTAAGAAGCTGGAGATCCGTATTAGCTCCAAGTTCAATGGCTACGGCAATCCGCTGACAGCCTGTGTGCCCCGCTTCCGCGAGGATGTGCCGGTTGTTGTGTACTTCCGTGCTCTGGGAGTCTTGACTGATCGTGAGATTACCAAGATTGTGTGGGGGTCGGAGGATGACCTTCATGCNGAGATGTTGGCGGCTTCCTTCCGNGATGCATCTGAGNTGGGAATCTTTACTCAGCGGGAAGCCATCCAGTATCTGACCAACCATCTGCAGTACGGCACCAACCAGGAGGACAAGTGTGCGTATGTCCGNCAGCTCCTGAATTCGGAGTTCCTGCCTCACGTCCGCTTTGCTTCCGAGCTGACGACGACTCCAGTTCACAATGCCCGCAAGACGATGCTGATGGGTGCAATGATCCGTCGACTGATCTTGACCTCTTGCAAGCAGATCCCACTTGATGATCGCGATGCCTACCCGAACAAGCGTGTGGTGACGACGGGTGCTCTGCTNACCCATCTGTTCCGTCAGCTGTTCCAGAAGGTCTGCAACGACACTCGCAATGAGTTTGTGCAGGAGGTCAACAATGACTCTTGGAAGCGCGGTGAGGGAGGTCCTCGTCCGATGGACATCCTGAACGTGAACAATTTGTATAAGATCTTGAAGCTCTCGGCGATTGAGGGGAAGCTGAAACAGGCTCTGGCGACGGGTAACTTCACGGTTCAGGGACTGGGGTCTGCGGCGGCAATGTCCAATGCCACCAAGGTGGGTGTTTCACAGGTCCTGGCTCGGATGTCGTATGCTGCGACTCTGTCCCACCTCCGCCGTATCCAGACGCCCGTGGAGAAGTCCGGTAAGCTCCTGGCTCCTCGTAAGCTTCACGGTACCTCGTGGGGCTTCATGTGTCCAGTGGAGACACCAGAGGGTCATTCGGTGGGTATTGTTAAGAATATGAGCCTGCTGACCTCAATCTCTCAGCACGTTCCGTCGACCACGATCATCCACTTCTTGCAAGAGTGGAAGGATGTGACGTGGATCGATACGCCCCGGGTCTATGAGGGTACGTCGGTCACGATCAATGGCGTGATGGTCGGATTCACAAAGGATCCCTATCGCTTGGTCACTGCACTGCGAAAGGCAAAGCAGACTCGCCGTCTGCACCCCCACATCTCGATTGCTTGGTATACGCTGATGAATGGAATCTCCATCGAGACGGATGGTGGTCGATGTGTGCGCCCGGTGTTTCGCGCTGGAGCCTCTCCTCCGAAGGACACCTCCAGCTGGAACGAGTGGTGTACATCGAGCATTGATTACATCGACTCCTCCGAGACAGAGACACTCCGGATTGCAACAAGCCTCGATCAAATGACAAGTTCCCATACCCACTACGAGGTCCATCCATCCTTGATCGTGGGTCACATGGCGTCAACGATCCCTCTGTCGGATCACAATCAGTCACCTCGTAATACCTACCAGTCAGCCATGGGTAAGCAGGCGATGTGCGTGTACGCGGGGAACTTTGCCAAGCGCCTGGACAAGAATGCCTATGTGCTCTGTTCCATCGCTCGTCCGATTGTGGAGACACGCGCCATGAACATCCTGAAGATGCATGAGATGCCGTTTGGAATGAATGCCATTGTGGCCATTGCTTGCTACGGCGGATACAACCAGGAGGACTCGGTGATCCTGAACAAGTCTGCAGTCCAGCGTGGATTCTTCCGCGGTCTGTATTACGGCATGTACAAGGACGAGGAGCACCGGAACGTGACCTCGGGTCGTGAGGAGAAGTTCATGAAACCTCAGAAGCACAATACTCGCAAGTACAAGAACACCAGCTACGCAGCCGTGTCGGACAATGGGCTCCCAATCATCAACTCGGTGATCAATGAGAACGATGTCATCATCGGCAAGGTGGTGAACTTGCGAAACGATGCGGCGGGGTATGCATTCCGAGATGCGTCCACCACTCACAAGAACTCGGAGCAGTGCCGTATCGACGGCGTGTGGCAGGACAAGAACTCGGATGGCTACCCGTTTATTAAAGTCCGCACAGTGTCGGAGCGTATCCCTCAGATTGGAGACAAGGTGTCCTCTCGCCACGGTCAGAAAGGGACGATTGGTATGATGATGGACGAAGAGGACATGCCCTTCACGGCCACGGGTCTGCGTCCGGACATCATCATGAACCCCCACGCTGTCCCGTCCCGTATGACGATTGCTCAGTTGATGGAGAACATCTTCGGTAAGATCGGTGTGCGCAAGGGAACGCTGGGCGATGGCACGCCGTATTCCCACCTCAAGGTGGAGGATCTGAAGAAGCACATGGTGGAGATGGGCATGCATCCCTACGGAAACGAGATCCTGTACAACGGTCAGACGGGTGAGATGATGCANGCNGAGATCTTCATGGGTCCGACGTTCTACCAGCGCCTGAAGCACATGGTGATTGATAAGAAGCATTCTCGTGCCCGGGGTCCGATCGTGAGCCTGACTCGGCAGCCGTGCGAGGGGAGGTCCCGTGATGGTGGACTGCGTGTGGGTGAGATGGAACGCGATTGTATGCTGTCACACGGCATCTCGGTGTTTACCAAGGAGCGTCTGATGGATGTTTCCGACCCGTTCAAGACGGGACTCTGCAAGACCTGTGGCACTCTCGCCGTGGTCAATCCGGTGGAGGGAATCTACTCGTGCGGTGCGTGTGGCAACAAGACGGACTTTGTCATGAAGACCATCCCGTACGCCATGAAGTTGTGGATGCAGGAGCTCGAGGCGATGCACATTACCCCGAAGCTGATCTTAGAGTAGAACGACGGCGCCGTCTTCCACCCATCGCTCCTCCCATAATTGGATTAAAAACAGCTTCGGCATTCTGCACCACAACTTTAGGGTCTGAACACCACACTCGGTATCCTACATCATCGCACATGCTATTTGAATATGCATCATATTTGCTAAACAGACGCTTAGGGGCGCCACTGGTTTCGCGCCAGTAATCACTGTTAAACGCATCGCACGAATGGTCTTGAAATCGCTGAAGATACTCGTCCATGATCAATGTCATTTGTGCCTTGTCGCGACGGGCACATGCTGTGCGGAACTCATTGTCCGTGCGGATTGTATCCATAATCCATCGTATCTGGAGGTTTGCTTGTCTATCTTCTGTTGCCGTCCACACGAGTCCAGACCACATGGATTGCTTTGCTTTTTCATCTCGTACGAACTGGCGCAAGAGTGTACCCGAGTTGGTCAGACACATCGATCCGTTTGGATTATCAATAATATACTTCAGAAGCACGGGCCGAATCAGAGAAGTAAGACGCTTAAACCAAAAGCTCACACCGGCCTTGCATCTTGCGAATGCCGCAGCATCATTGCCTCCCCTTTGCCGCCGCGTAGCTCGTCGCCCCATTGTGTGTTATCTGATATTTTAACGCTTACGTCGAGTGCTCCTTAGACATATCTGCTAGATTCTCAGAGGACGAGGACTTCGGCATCTCCGCCCGCTTTCTCATGACACATCCATAGACCCCAAAGATGCCGACGAGCAAAAATCCAACAAGAAGTCCAATAGACACAGGCTCCATTTTTTACTTCTCGCGTTCATCCTGAAAGTTTCTCTCACCCTTTAAACAAAATGTCTACGCTTTCTCCTGCCTCTGCCACAGGTGGTCGCCGTCACACTCGCCGCCATGGTCCCTCCGCCAAGGCGCTCAAGCGCGTTCTCAAGTCTCACGGTCTGAAGTCGAGCGGCAAGAAGGCGACGCTCCGTGCCCGTGCCAAGAAGGCGCACCTCCTCTCCAAGGCGTAAGCCCACCTAAAGTCTATCCAATAAATAATGCTCAAAACACGACGCAAAGACACCAAACTCGCAAAGGCGAGACGTGTGTTTGCGAAAGACAGAGGCGGCGACCTGCCTCCTGCCACGGATGCCAACGACCTCCTTGAGCGTAAGAAACACCTGCGTCACGTAGAACCGGTCTCGCCTCGGGATGTATTTGGAAGGAAGATAGGTGCGCGTCGCCACAGGACGCGTCGCCTTCGTCGATAAATATTTTTTCCCAGTTAGTATCATACAATCAATATGGGTGGTGGTCTTCTTCAGCTCGTCAGCTATGGTGCGCAGGACATCTACATCAGCGGCAACCCCCAGATCACGTTCTGGAAGGTGCTGTACAAGCGTCATACCAACTTCGCGATGGAGTCCATTGAGGTGACGTTCAACGGCCAGGCCGACTTCAACAAGCGCGTGACGGCCGTGATCAACCGTAACGCGGACCTGATGTACCGCACGTATGTGCAGGTGGTTCTCCCGGCGGTCGAGCTCAGCGGCACCTCGACGCTGAACCGCTTCCGCTGGCTGTCGTACATCGGACACCGTCTCATCAAGACGGTGGAGCTCGAGATTGGTGGCCAGCGCATCGACCGTCAGTACGGTGACTGGATGCAGATCTGGACCCAGCTGTCCCAGGACCAGGGCACGATTGAGGCGCTCAACGACATGCTCGGACACACGCACGACCTGGTGCTGATGAAGGACCGTCGTGGTTACGCGCTGGATGCCTCGTGCGCTGGCGCTGAGCTGACGAACACGTGCGCCCCCCGTGCCGGCACCCCGGCGCGCACGCTGTACATCCCGCTCCAGTTCTGGTTCTGCCGCAACCCGGGTCTGGCGATCCCCCTGATCGCGCTCCAGTACCACGAGGTGCGCATCAACATCGAGTTCGAGCAGTGGATCAACTGCACGTACTACGAGCTCCTGTCGGGCACGCTGCCCACGAGCATCCAGTCGCTCACGGCCGCGTCGCTGTACATCGACTACATCTACCTGGACACGGAGGAGCGTCGCCGCTTCGCCCAGCAGACGCACGAGTACCTGATTGAGCAGCTCCAGTTCACGGGTGCCGAGGCGATCACGTCGAGCTCGAACAAGATCCAGCTCAACTTCAACCACCCGGTCAAGGAGCTCGTGTGGGTCGTCCAGCGCGACTCCTTCGTGGACTGCACGCCCAACCAGTCGTTCATCAACGAGGTCAACGGATGCCAGCCCTTCAACTACACGGATGACTTCAGCACGGAGGGTATCGTGATGGACGTCCTCGCCCGCGGCTCGCTCGCGACGGGTGGACTCACGGGAGCGGTTCCCACTGTTTCCGGCGATGGTCCTTCGGGCCCGTACTTCCTGGGCGGTCTTGGACAGCCTGGAGTTGGCCCGTCGCTCAACGGCGCCAGCTGGCTCGACACCAACACGGGCAACGACCAGGCAATCGTCTTCGAGGACACGACGAACTACCTGCTCGCGAAGGTCATCCTCCAGTCCGGTGTGCGTTGCGAGGGCAAGAACCCGGTGGAGGTTGCCAAGCTGCAGCTCAACGGTCAGGACCGCTTCACGGAGCGCGAGGGACGTTACTTCTCCCGCGTGCAGCCGTACCAGCACCACAGCCGCACGCCGACCCAGGGNATCAACGTGTACTCGTTTGCCCTGAAGCCGGAGGAGCACCAGCCGTCGGGCACNTGCAACTTCTCGCGTATCGACAAGGCGACGCTCCAGCTGACGGTGTCCGTGAACACGGTGCGCTCGGGTCGTACGGCTCAGGTGCGCGTCTACGCGGTGAACTACAACGTGCTGCGCGTCATGTCCGGCATGGGCGGTCTTGCGTACTCCAACTAGAGACAGCCGTGTGCTCTCCAAGAAAACATCCAAGAAATCAAAAACAAAATGTACGTGGAAACCCACTTACATTTTGACAACGATCTTGAACTATGAAGCTGACTGTGATTTCAGGTATCTACAATGAAGAGTATCTCTTGCCGTGTTCAGAGGTCGAACACTTGACAAGTTCGATGTTAAAGTAGAGATTAAGTTTGAAGTGTCTATGATGATCCGTAGACCAATTGTACGTATTTCTTTTCATATTGAATATAGTTAGGTATTTCGTTATACATGAAGTGCATCGCAGTCCCGCGACGAATTATAACTATAGCAAGGTTGTTCATATCCCGCCACCTATTCAAGGGGACTTCATCATAACCATCCACAAATAACTCAGTCTTGGACATAACATGCTTATATGTGTCTGTTCGTATACAGAAGATGCTATCACAGAAATAGGGTGACGTGCTATCATAGGTTAATGAATACGAATCTGGGTTAAGAATTTGGTCCTTGTATTTGCAGACGATGTTGTTCAATTCTACCGACGCATGTTCGTTAACTCGAATTGGATGTATTCCTCTGTAATAATGTTGAATGGCTTTGATACCTGCATAGAAGTCACTAGAGCTCCATTCATTTGCATCTACGGTGTATTTATTGAGAGAACGAAAGTCTACATTCCATTTGGTTTCAAACAGATGTGCTTTGAATAACGTATACATGTGCTGTTTCTCATCTGGTGTTAAATAGTCTTCAATGAAGTAATCGCACCCGGGTATTCCAGATGTAATCGTTGGCGTGAGAAGTAGATTGTTATCGTCTTGTAAGATTGATCTATTTTCAAACATGTAGTCGTAAACAGATGGGCCTATAAGAATGTCATTGTCGTGCTTGATAATATACGGAATCGTGTTACCTTCCGCAAAATCAAGTGTAAAGTGAATCTTACTCATATAATTGTTGAAAGGATCGAACTGTTTGACGGTGTATGATATCGTTGAGCTTTGCAGGATCTCATTGTAGAATTCAGTATCGTCGGTATGGGTAAGTACGAGCAAATGAACAGCATCCACGTACTTAGATTCATTGATTGATTTCACGGTATGCTTGAATGTATGTTGTCGGCGTTCATCTGCTAAGTACATAATGCAGATATCGTGTTTAGGCTTGTAAAGAGAACGGACAAACTCTTCTTCGTAGTCTGTGATTGTCTGTGTGGGTTTTTCGATATTGCTTCCTCCATCCATGGTATTCAAGAACCATCGCCAGTTGTAGGTAATGTGGATTCCATATCCGTGGTCTATGATAAGATGTTTCAGGCCCTTGTTCCAGGCAAATCTATTCAAAGGGACTTCATCGCATCCATCGATTGTAAGATTTTCAACGTTCAATAACTGATCGTAGTTTGAAGTTGAGATAAGAAAGCACATGTCACATAAGTACGTATTTTCCTTCTCAATGATAGAACACCCCTTATCTGCAAACAGCTTATCGCGGTTCTTTACAATCAGGTTATTGATCATTTTGTTTCCAAACCCATGTCGGACTGGATGCATTCCCCGATAGAACTTAGAGTGTCCATATTGATCACGTCCATCCGAGCCAGTTACCATTGTATTGGCTAACTGCTCGAGAGCATTGAAGTATTCTGTATGATTCCAATGAGTAGCTTCTACAGAGTATTTGTTCAGAGACCTGTAATCAAAGATACCGTGTTGGTCATGAAATACACACTTTTTGAACTCATCGCGGATCAAATCCACCTCATCACTTGTGAACAAGGACTCAATGAAGTGTTCAACCGATGGTATTCCCGTTGATAAGGATGGAGATAGTGTCAACTCTCTATCAACAAGGTGTCTATTTGAATACATATATTCCAAAGTGTATGTGGGTATGATGATGTCATTGTCGCATTTCATTATGTACTTGAATCCACCCTTCCTTGCGAAGTCGATTCCATACCGAATCTTAGGGAGATAATCATTTTTAGGACAGGGAACGGATACAAACGTTGACGAAACCCCAGCACCAGAAAGAAGACCGCTGTACTTATCTGTGGGATCTGTATTCACAATAAGAATATGAAACTTCTCCTTGAATGCAGACGCTTTGATCTCGCCTAAGAACTTTTCAAAAACAAAAAAACGGTCGTTATTCGTGATATAGAGAACGAGTATCTTATCATTTACTGGAACTGCTTGTTGTGGAGCAGACGTGAACTTACCAAGTTCGCGATTAAAGTACATATTAAGTTTCTTGTAATTGGGGTATGGAGTTTACATTTGGTATTATTACGAGTGGATGTACTAATCAAAACCTAAGCAGAATAGTCGATTCAATCCATGCAATGAACATTCCAGTGTTTGAAATCATAGTTGTGGGTCCCGCCGAGACATGTGCCCTTCCAGGTGTGTCTTTTATACAGTTTGATGAGAGTCTGAGACCTAATTGGATCACACGTAAGAAAAATATGATTTGTCAGCTAGCAAAGTATGAAAACATTGTCTTATTGCATGACTACGTTGTCTTTCACCATGATTGGTATAATGGGTTCCTAAGGTTTGGAAATTCGTTCGATGTCTGTATCAACCGAATTTTGAACCAGGATGGAACTAGATTCAGAGACTATACGCTCTTTCCGTTCTATATGCAGTCAATTGACACTAAGTTTTCTACGCAGTGTCTATTACCATACAATTTCAAGCTAACACCGATAACGGCTAAACTGTCGTATATATCGGGTAGTTATTACGTGGTAAAGAAACACATTGCGCTTCAGTATCCACTTGACGAAACAAAGTCATGGGGCGGAGGCGAAGATGTTGAATTCTCATACCGTACTGCGTGTCATGGGATAGTTGCTCAGATGAATCCACACAGTGTGGTTTCCTTTTTGAAATACAAAAGTATTCCGGCTTGGGACGTAGAAATTACAGACACCCGTCTACTAATACTGTTGAACTCCCTAACAGCCAAGGATGTTGAGAGATGGAAACGCGATCCAGCATGTTTTCATTTGTTTCCGATCTTACACATCTAGAAATAGACGTGATAGTTTGAGTTTATAGCATTTGTGGGGCAGGTCAAAGGAACCTCCTGTTCTATGAGCACTTTCTTTCCTATATCAAAAATCTTCACGTGATTCCAAAGCAGAAACCCGTTACGGCACTTAGGAAAAAGAGTCCTTAGATAGTTCTGTTGTATT